GGTCTTGAGCAAGTTCCATTGAATACTCAGCTTTCAATGCACGGGAAACTGCCGTAACAGTTGAACTGTCGATTGCGAATGACATTTCAGCAAAAGCATTAGTGGAACTATCACCAAGTGCTTCACCTTGTGCTGTTGTCATACCAGTTGCGAATGTGTAAGTACCAGCAGAAGGACTGTCGTTAAGAACGCCAGGATTGCTTTCACTTGCACCAATATCGCCACCACCGATTGTACCACCGGCATTCTGGTTCGAGAA